AGAGCGGTAAAATCAGTCAGCACCTTACGCATCAATTCGCAGTCTTCAATGATCTGCTTTCGGTTCTTCATCAGCTGATTGTATGCCTGGATGAAAAGCCGCTGTACGGTTTCGGTGTCAACTGCGGGGGTATCGCAGCGATGCTCATTGCTGAACTTACTGTTACAACGCCAGACGGTGCGGCGGTACTTGTCTGTGGAGTGCCATACCTTCGAGCCGTAGAAGCTGCCACAGTCTTCACATACCAGCTTGGCGGATAAGGTGCTTTTGCCGCTGTAAGCACCACCCAGTTCTTTACGTCGGGCAAATTCCGCCTGGACATGATCCCATTCGTCCGGCTCGATAATGTACGGATGGCTGCCTTCCACATAGTATTGCGGCACTTCACCATCGTTGGGTTTCATTTTCTTTTCCAGAAAATCCACTGTAAAACTCTTTTGCAGCAAAGCATCGCCTTTGTACTTTTCGTTGGTTAGGATACTGGTCACTGTGGTCTTGCTCCATGTTTCCTTTCCTCCGGGGGAAGGAATACCCAGTGACTCCAACTGTTTGCAGATTGCTGCCTGTGTCTTACCTTCCAGGAAAAGGCGGTAGATCAACCGCACAACTGCAGCTTCCTCTTCAACGATTGCGGGACGGCCATTATCGCCTTTTTTATAACCAAGGAAGCGTTTGTATGGCAGATGCACTTTGCCGTCCGAGAAGCTCTTGCGCTGACCCCAGGTGATGTTCTCCGAGATACTCCGGCTTTCCTCCTGGGCAAGGCTGGACATGATGGTGATGAGCAGCTCGCCCTTGCCATCAAAGGTGTAGATGCCTTCTTTCTCGAAGTAGCACTCCACACCGTGTTCCTTCAGTTTGCGGATTGTGACCAGACCGTCCACTGTATTACGTGCAAAGCGGCTGACGGACTTGGTGACGATCAGATCAATTTTGCCCGCAAGAGCATCAGAGATCATTTGGTTGAAGCCGTCGCGCTTTTTGGTGTTAGTACCGGAAATGCCCTCATCACTGTAAACCCGGACAAACTCCCAGTCGCTTCGGCTTTTAATGTAGTTGGTGTAGTAATCGATCTGGGCCTCATAGCTGACGAACTGTTCATCACTGGAGGTAGAAACACGTGCATATCCGGCAACACGTCTTTTTTGTGTGACCATCGCAGGCATATGGGTCAGTGGATTAATGGTAGCTGGGATTTTGGTTACTTTAGGCATTGTTCTTTCTCCTTTCCAGTTCCTTTATGCGGGCCGCAGCTTTTTTCTCATCTGTCCATCCCCGACTGCGTGAACGATCTTTCCATTCCCAAGTAGATTCAGTGCCGTCCAGGAAACGGTAGACCAGCGTATTCTCATTGCATACCAGAATGTTGGCAACTTTGCTCCGCAACATACCCTCTGTGAAGAAATGGGTGTTCAATGCCTGGGCTGTGATCTCGGTAAGAATCTCCTCCGGGATCTGCTTGGAAGGGCAGGCTGCTTTTCCTTCGGAATTAAAGGTAGTGCAGATCCAAACGCTTCCTCCATGGGTGTTTTTCCGTCTGTAGTGCTTACCACAATGATCGCAGATCAGTAAGCCTGTAAAGGGGTAGTGCTTTTTGGAAACTGGGTTCATGGAAAAACGCTTAGCTCGCTTTTCTTTTTCTTCCTGAACCGCCAGAAATGTTGCCAGGCTAATAATCGCCTCATGGGTTTCCTCAACATGGTATTTAGGGAGTTCACCATTGTTGATGCACTTTTTCTTTGTAATGTGGTTTTCGCTGTAAGTCTTTTGCAGCAGGAGATTTCCTGTATACGTGTAGTTGCTGAGCATCTTGGAAATAACGGAAACGCTCCAACGTTTCCCAAAGCGGGAAGGAATGCCCTCCTCGTTCAGACTGTTTGCGATTGCTGTATAACCCATTCCGGAAAGATAGTCAGCAAATATTCTCCTAACGAGGATGGCTTCCTCCGGTACGATTTCATATATACCGTTATTTAGCCGGTAACCCAACAAGATTCCAGTCCAGGGGAGTCCTTCTTCAAAATTACGCCGGACGCGCCATTTCTGGTTTTCGCTTGCCGATCGGCTTTCTTCCTGAGCATAGGAAGCGAGGATGGTCATCATCAGCTCACCGTCTGAACTCTGTGTATGGATGTTTTGCTCTTCGAAAAAAACATCCACCCCCAGTGCCTTAAGCTCCCGAACGGTCTGTAAAAGCGTCACGGTGTTGCGGGCGAACCGGGAAATAGACTTGGTAATGACCAAGTCTATTTTGCCAGCACAGCAGTCAGCAACCAACCGCTGAAAATCAGGTCTGGAATCCTTGGTTCCGGTTTTTGCCTCATCTGCATAGACACCGACATAGAGCCAGTCACTATGCTGCTGAATCAGGTCACTGTAGTAGCTGACCTGGGCGGACAGCGAATGGAGCATTGCATCCTTACCGCTGGATACCCGTGCGTAAGCAGCTACCCGTTTTTTCTGAATCAGTTTGGGCGCTTTCGGAATAACTGTAATCGTTCTTGGCATTATGCCACCTCCTTGTTGTGTGACATATTACCTCCGAGGGGATCGGATAGCAAGTTGTTACTCCGATATATACTACACGAAGAAATACCATACTTTTTGGCAATAATTGTATCAATATTGGCGTAGTCTTCTGGGGTAATGATCCCCATGGCGAGCATCCTTTTTGCCTGAAGCATGGAAGCAAGATAGCTTTCCAGGCGGCACCGGTAGTCCTTATTCATGGAAATCCTGCTCCTTTCTGAAGCGATCCGTAAAGTAACAGTCCCGGCTGCAATACTTCCGATTGCGATTTCCATACGCAGTAAAGGGTTCTCCGCAGCACACACAGGTAAAGCGGTATATCGCTTTCCGGTTTACTTCTTCAGGATGACTATTCCACCAGGCGGTACGGCAGGCATCTGAGCAGAAGATCTTCGGTTTCCGCTTGGGCGTGATTTTGATGGGCTTGCTGCACTGCTTGCACATTACTGCATTTTTTCCAGCATCTCCATCCAGACCGTTTCTGCGACAGAAGGACCGAACCGTATTGTTCGACAGTCCGAGCATTTTTCCAATCGTTACATATCCGGCACCTTGCAGCCGCATGGCGGTGATTTGCTGTTTCTGAATATCTGTCATATTATCGTCCTCCAATCTGAGGAAATAGCATCCTCACTCACCCCTGCGGATAAGGAATCCGATTTGGAAAAAATGAGCATAAAAAATAAGCCCACTAAGGAATTTTCCTTGGTGGGCTTAATGCTTAGTTGGGGATCTTCAGTTTCATGCCGACATAGATGGTGTTGGAAGTCAGTCCATTCAAGGTCTTGATTTCCTTGTAACGGCTGCCATTACCCAGATATGCCTTGGCGATCTCATACAGCGTATCACCCCGGACAACGGTGTGGACGCGATGGGTCTCCTCCGACTCAACAGCAGGAGCCTTTTCTGCCACAGGGTAGATCGCAACACCATCATCGGTGAAAACGCTGTAGCCGGGATTCTTATCCACACGCTTCTTTGCGTTGGAAAGGAAACGGTATGCACCGATCTGGCCCCGGTTGCCGTCTGCCCAGTTGCGACGGACACGGTAGTAACCCTCCGTCAGTCGTTCAGGGTATTCCTTCTCAGGAACCGGTGCAGGGGTAGGTTTCACTTCGGGTGTGGTTTCCTGTTCCGGAGTTGTACCCAGAGCGGCAGTTACCCTGGATGCCAGATCGCCCAAACGAGAGAACAGCCAGTCACCGGGACAGCTTTTGTTGGCGAACCATCTGTGGACAGTGATCAGCATCTCATCGGCAGCAGGCTCATAAGCCAGGGCGGTTTCCTTGTCAGAAAACCACAGTAGCTTCTTCTTTCCGTTTCTCTGGCAGATGTCCGTGCAGAGTTGAATGAGGGACTCGTACACCGCATCATACATGGCATAAGGATGCTTGGTGTCAGAAGCGCACTCAATAGTGATCGCTCTCTGGTCATTCTCTCTGTTAGATGTACACCAGCTGCGATTGGACTCCGGACAGTACATACCTACACGACCGTCCTTGTCGATGCCGTAGTTGGAAGATGCCTGCCGGGCCGGATCTG